CACGATGATGGTCTCCTTCAGCAGGTCCAGGTGCCGCCGCAGCAGCCAGATGAAGATGCCAAGCAGCACCGCACAAAACCCGGCATACCCGTACTGAAAGATGGGAGCGAAGATCGGATCGTTCGACTGCATCAACGGCATCGACTGCATCAACATCAAAGACTCCCCGCGTGTTTAGGCTCCGCCGAGCCGACCCGCACCACGTCGATCCCCCGGCTATTCAGCCACCGCATCACGTGCCAGAACTTGTGCTGCTCGTTCTTCCAGCGGTACTCGCTGCGGCAGGCGGCCGCATCCCGCGGCGGGTCCGCCCCGTCCCAGTCCTGCGTGCCCGACCAGTCACAGCCGTAGATGACCAGCCATGTGCGGCTTGCTTTTTGAGCCGCCGGGCCTACAAAACCTTGAGCGGTACTCCGGTCATGGTTTTCCGCTCGAGCGGGGATGCCGCCAGGAACCGGGGACAAAGTGAAATCGGGAGTACCCGTTTTCACTGGAAGGCCCGGCGGTTCAAAAAGATCTTGTTTCCGGCGAACCAAATACTCCGCCAGCACCATCGCCACCGTCAGCGTGTAGTTCGTCCAGCCGGGATCACTCGGGCAATCGGTATCGATCGAGGCATAGTGCAGCCACTCGAATGAATCCACGGCCAGCCGGTTGGCGATCAGGCTGAACGCCTGATTCGACGTGAAGCACCTGGGCTTGCGCCCCGACCGCTGAACGCTGTGGTGCCACCAGTCGAACGCTTCGTGATCGTTGAACGCCCAGTAGTCGCAGGGCCAGGCCGCCGCCGCCCGGTTGACCCCGATGAACGCCTCGTGCTCGCGCGGGCGGGCAAGAAAGTCCGCCAGGCTCGGTCCGGGACACAAAATGGCGATGGAACGATCGGTCATTTCAGCCCGCTAGCCGAGGCCGGAACGGGACCCCGCTGCGGCAGGATCCCGCCCGGCCCACGGATGAGGTCACGCTCAGATCTTGGTCACGTTGCTGAGCAGGTGCCCGCATTCGGGATACAGGATCTTTTCGTGCACGTCGTGCCGACAGCGTATGATCTCGCTGCGGACGGTCTCATCCCGGTAGGATTCAACCATGCCGTCGAGCAACGAGCCATCTTCCGACCAGTGGAACGTCCGGCCCAGGCAGGGTTCCCGGATGTCCCTGGACTCCGCGATCCGAGCCACCATCGCGTACTCGTCCGACCAGAGTTCGGCGACGACGGTGGACTGGCCTTCCTTGGCCGAATCGTACGCCCCGCCCGCCACGATGATGTTGGGCAGGTCGAAGACCGCGGCGAGCTGGGCCACGGTGATGTCGGCCGGCCGGGTGGGGAATCCCGCCCCCGCCGACTGGATCCGCTCGACGATCTGGTCGCAGTTCCGCAGGTTGCGGAACACCTTGCGGTTGATGATCAGGGCATTGGGCCACAGGCCGGTGTTGGCCCGCACCAGACGCGCGGCGGCCTCGACGTCATCGATGGGGATGGCGTTGGTGGGGTCATCCCACTCGTTGGTGATGCCGGTGGTCAGCAGCGAGCCGGTCCAGGTCGTGGCGTTGAACACCGAGTCCGCGATCCGCTTCTCGGCATTCTGCATGACGACATTGCGGGCTCGTTCGGTCGAGACACGCTCGGCGTCGAAATAGTCCGCGTACATTCGCGCCTCGCGGTCATCGACCGGTTCCTCCCACCCTTGCTCCTTGGTGGCGTAGGAATCGGCCGTGAAGTCCCAGTCCCCGCGGTTATACCGCGAGCCGGGGGCGCGCTCCGTGTTGCCGCCCTTGAGCAGGCTTTCGATCGTGATCTTGCCGAACGGCCCGGCCTGCACTTGGGTGTTGAACACCGGAAGGACCCGGCGGCCGATGAAGCCCTGCCGGTTCATCGCCAGGTCAAACTCTTCCAGGCTGCCGGCGATCGCCGGTCGGGCCGTGGCCAATGACGTACTCGGAGAAGGCATTGTAATTGCTCCTTGTTAGGCCCGTCCGCAGCCGGCCGTGGTGTCTCTTAGCAGACCAGAACCTCGACGATGTCGCCCGCCGCGGTGGCCGCCTCCAGGGCGATCCCCACGCGGACGGCGGACGATGTCGACACGTCATCGATTTTGCCCAGGGCCCGACCGTAGACCACGGCCCCCTGGCTGAACGCTCCCGCCGCGGTGCACTTCATCGTGCCCCCCGCCCCGCGGAGGCGGACCGCCCGGACATCCAGGTCGGCGAAGCTCGCGTCCTCCAGCGAGCCGATAAACTCCTCGGCCAGGCCGGCCACGGCGATCTTGCCGCTGGCCACCTTGACCAGGATGTGCTTGGCGATGGCCGCACCCGCGATGAAGCTCTTGGTGGGGCCTTCCACGTACTGACTCATGTTCGATCTCCTGTAAAGGCTGCCAGCGTTCCAAGTGTTCCGCCGTCAGCGATCAGCTGGCCTTACGCGGATGGTCCGCGTTGTATTCGGCCTCGTAGGCTTCCCGCAGGGCCGGCTGCTCCTTGCTGAGCGCCGCCACCGCCCGGTGCCGCGGCAGGCCCGCCGCCATCTTGGCGGCCACCGCGGCCTGCCACCGCTCGGTCGCGGAGCCGCCGTCGTCGGCCGATGCCGCGGCCGCCTTCGCCCCGTCCCTCAGGGCCGGCTGGCCGGGCTTGGCCTTGGCCGCTTCGAGATCCGCCCGGGCCTTCTCAACCTCGGCCTTGGACTGCTCGGCCTCCTGGCGGGCCTTGGACAAGGCCTCGTTCTGGCACTTCACCCACTCGCGGGTGGCCTGGGTCAGGGTGAGGTGATTCTCGACGCAGGCCTCCCGCCACTCCGCCGTGGAATCGGGAAACTCCTTCTTGAGGTCCTGCGTCGTCGCCGGTTTCGGTCCGCCCGCGGCGTCCTGGACGGCGATGGTCGTGATTTCCTCGCTCATGGTTTTCTCCTTTGCACGCCCGCCGCCCGCGGCGGGGCTAAACGCGGTTGATTTCATTCCGCCGCCGGCGGATCCGCCGCCCATTTTTCTGGCCAGCTTCATCGCGGCCTCCAACGTCCCGATCTCATCCGCCAGGCCGGCGGCCACGGCGTCCCGCCCCACCTCCACGCCGCCGGTGGCCAGCTCCTGGACCCGCGCCATCGACAGCTTTCGGCCGCGGGCCACCCGCCCGAGGAACTCGCGGTTGATGGCCTCGATCGTCCGCTGGAACTCCGCCACCTGCTCCGCGGTGATCTCCGTACCCTGGGTGCCGGCGCCCTTGAACTTGCCGGCCCGGATCACCACCGGCTTGATGCCCTCGCGGGCGAACAGGCTCGACCAGTCGTAGAGCACCGCGTAGGTGCCGATCGAGCCCACCACCGCGTCGTTGTTGATGACGATCCGCTGGGCCTGCGAGCCGACCTCGTAGGCCGCCGAGGCCATCAGGTCCTCGCCGTACGCCACGATGGGTTTTTTGGCCCCGGCCGCGGCCACCGCATCAGCCAGATCGCCGGTGCCGGCCACCGTGCCGCCGGGCGAATCGATCACCAGCAGGATCGATGAGACATCCTTGTCGGCGGCGGCCAGGCGGACCCGCCGCTGGATCGCCACCGAGCCGGGGTAGCCCGAGAGGCTCTGGGCGTACTTGGTCATCGTGCCCCGCAGCTCGATCATCGCCACGCCGCCGAGGACCTGGTAGCCCGGTCCGGCGGGTTCCGTACGCGACTCCCCGCGGGCCGCCTGAACGTGGGCCACCAGGTCCATCGAGCGGACGTACGCCGCCAGGTCGTTGCCGGCCTTCTCCTCGATCGCCCACGGACCGAGGAACTGCTCGATGTGCGGCACGAGCGGGCGGATGGATTCGATGGGATTCGGTTCGCTCATGGCTCACTCGCTCACAGCTTGCGCCGCAGGCGGGCCTTCTGGTGCTTCATCCGCTCGCGGTAGCTTCGCGCCCGCGGCCGCTTGGCCGCCGCCTTCACCGGGGTCGGCTCAGGGGCCGCCTCTTCGACATCCAGGTCGACGGTCGGCTCTTCAACGTCCGGCACTTCATGCTTCCGCTTGGTCATCATCATTCTCCGTGTCGTTATTGCCCCCGCCGCGCGGGGCGGGAGCCGGTTTCCGCTCCCCGCCCATCGCCAGTCCCAGTGACTGGGTGGCCTCGGCCTTGGCCGGCAGGTTCAGCACGTCCCGCCAGGTCACGCCGGCTTCGGAGTCCGCGGTGTTGATCGCCTTCGCCTCGGCGATCGCCGCCCGCAAGAGCCGCCCGTTGTCGGCCACGATCTCCGAGTCCAGCTCATCGATGTCGATGCCCCGCTCATCCAGCAGCCGCCGGCGGCTCGAGAGCCGGTTGTCCACCTGGGTGGCGTCGCCGAGGGCGTCCTTGTGCGGCTCGATGTACGGCCACTTGGGCGTGGACCAGCGGTGCCGAAAGAACCGCGGGCCGAGGCGGTTGGCCGCGGACCGCAGGATCGAGTCCTCGGCGATCCACTGGTTGAGCTTCCAGCGGTAGATGGGCGAGTGCCAGCGCTGGACCATCGCCTGCTGGTTGCGGCGAAAGCCCAGGCGGGCCTGGTCGATGGCCCCCCGCCAGCCCGAGAAGTTCGTCTCGCCGGCATCCAGCAACATGAGCACCAGGGGCAGGCCCAGGTTGATGCCGATCAGGGTGAGAATCAGCTTGACGTGCGGGAAGTACTCCGGGTTCGGCACGTCGGGCGAAAAGCCCGAGAGCTTCTCGCCGGGGGCGCCCAGGATGTCCATGCCCGGGGCGATCCCCTCGAGCACCCGGCTGGCCCCGCCGCTCCAGGTATCAGTGGTCTGCTGGCCCTTCTTGTACGCCCCACCGGTGAAGGTCTTCTCCCGCTCGCGGAACACCGCGAAGCACGAAACGATCTGCTGCTGCACCAGGCGGGCGAAGTTGATGTCCTCGAACATCCCCAGGTGGTCGAACATCGGGGCGAACGCGCTCACCCCGCGGGTCTGGGTGACCCGCTTGGGGTGCAGCACGTGGAACAGCATGCGCCCGCCCAGCTCGTCGCGGACGCGGTACGGCACGACGTCGCTCACGCGCGGCACCGGCCGCTGCGGATCGATGTCATCCTTGGTGATCCAGTACTCCAGCCGGCGGCGCTGATCATCGAGGAGCACGCCGTGCACCACGTGGCGGGTGGTGGACCGCGGCGTGCGGATCCGGTGCCCCTCGATCAGTTGCAGCGGCCCTTCGATCGTGCCCAGCCCGACGATGTCGCCATCCACCAGCGACGCCCGCGCGGCCAGCCAGGCCGCATCGTCGAAGGTCAGCTCGCCGGCCAGGTCGCAGGCGTCCGGGTCGCTGGCCCACGCGGACCAGCGGGCATAGAGGTCCTTCTCGAGGCCGGCCTCCAACGGCTCCTCGGAATCGTCATTGATCTGGATATTGAGCTTGAACCCCGACTGCATGGTGTTGTTGACCGACCGGTCGACCGCCTGGCCGACCACGATGTCGTTGCGGTCCATGTCGCGGGCGTATTCGAGGATCCGCAGGTAGTCGGCCTCGCTGCGGTAGTGGAAGTCCGCCCCCGCCCCCATGCCGGGCAGGCCGGACCGCGTGCGGCGAAACCGCGAGACCTTCGCCGCGGCGTAGTCGCTCTTCATCGACTCGAAGGCCTCGGCGGGCGTGGTGGTTCTCCCCGCGCCGCGGGGTCCAGTCAGTTCAGCAGGTTCAGCCCTGGCCATGGTCATCACTCGGGGCAATGTCTAATGTCTAAAGAAAACCAATGTCTAATGAAGACACCGGACGGGCTTCTATTTTAGACATTAGGGTTTAGACATTAGACCTTCACCGGCTCCGCCGGTGTTCACTCCCTGAACGTCCGCAGATCCGCGTGCACCACGCTGCCGCCCACGCCCGCGGCGTCCTCATCCTGGCCCGCCCACCAGGCCTCGGCCTTCTCCAGCTCGTGCTGGATCTTCAGGTACGAGTCGCGGTAGCGCTCGTCGCCGTGCTGGCCCTCATCCACCATCCGCCGCAGCAGGAACCGCGCGGCCTGAATGAACAGCTTGCACTCGGCGACGCTGCCGTTCAGGTCGTAACTGCAGTTGTCCTCATACTGGGCGGTGACTTCGGCGAGGGTGGAT